AGTATTGACGGGTACGATTCTTTATACAGTTTTATTATAAACGACCCTAAGACTATGATGGCTGTTGGCGACTATATGTTTGCTGCTGGCGAAAACTTAGATTAGTGGCAAAGTTCTTTTCATTATGAAAGAATATAGCTCAAGACTGAGTATTTTATGTACTGTCCTCTTGGTAGTGTATTTACTTCCTGTAGATCTTTACGCCCAGACGGATAGCGGCAATACCTCAACCCAGAGCGGTGATTTAAACACCAATCAGCAGGGTGCGACTGTCGATTCAAACAATGAGACTACCACTAACACGAATCAGTACAATGGCGCTGGTTCTGCTAGTGAGATACCTGTTGCTTCGGCAGTAGCTCCAAGTTTGATGTCAGGCGGTAACGATAGTTGCTTAAAGTCTACCAGCGGCGGCGTATCTACTTTACAGATAGGTATAAGCACTGGTAAGTACATACAGGATGAAGAGTGTAACCGGCGTAAGGATGCTACAGTTCTCTTCTCAATTAACATGAAGATTGCGTCTATAACCAGGATGTGCCAATCGGATAAAATCTGGCTAAGTATGTTCCAAAGCGGAACCCCTTGTCCTCTGATAGTAAATGGTAAGGTAGTCGCTGGTAAGAATGCTTATTTAACGATGAAAAGGAAGCCTAAGTTATTTGTTGTCGGGTATGAAGAAAACAAAGAATACTTTGATATAGCTTTAGGAATTAATGGAGAATCTGGAGATGAACAAAAAGAAAATAGCGGCAAGTCTATCTCTTCTAGTTTCCGCACAACTGAGTGGTGACACTGGGGTTTACTATCCACAAGCCGTTAGCTTTGGATCCCTCATTGACCCCAACATCAACCCTTTACGTCCTATCGGTGATTTTGTAGAAATACAAGAGCTGGTCAACACTGCTAATTACATCAACACTCAAGTCAGCGATGCACAGGCTAGTGTGATAGAGATGTCAATGGGTGTACCAACTGACCCTACAGGCGTTGCAGGTACTGTCGTGCCGGTAGCAGGGCGTACAGATAGCCACAAGATAGACCTTTTAGAAGTCGCTTACTATAACCAATCTATACTCGATACAGCTAACGCTAACTACTACTCAGCAGAACACTTACTGGTGGACTCTTATGAAGAAAATATGGATCAGATGGAAGCAGCGATTGAGATGTTCTCAGGAGCGGCTACAGAAATATCTAAAGCGGAAGCAATTTACACTGAAGCTGTTAATGCTCAAACTGACGATGAACGTATACAGTTGCAGAATTACATTCGCGCAAATGATGTACAGATTGACCAATCGACAGTCCAAACCTTTAATCAGTCACTGGATACTATTGAAGATAAAGCGCAGGCGGCTACAGCAAGCCTCTGGGCGAGTCAGGACTCAGCAACACTCGCTATGATTAATTACGATGGCATTGCTACGCTATCGAACATAACTAACTCTACAGTGGCCTACGATGCCTGGACTGATCAATTAACCGTTACATGGGATAATGCGACTAATACTGTCCTACAAGGTGTATTTTTTAACAACGATGCCAATATAGGGTGGACACAAGCTACTGTAGAGGTCTATGACGGCTTTTACGGTGATACCCCTCCCGTTACTATTAATGAGATGTACAGCGCTTACAGCTACGGTTCAGGAGAGAATGTGGCATCTATGGGATCTGGTTATAATATAAACGCAAAGCTCTATGACCCAGTACAGTTGGTTCAAGATGTTATAGAAGTTACGAATGAAAATCCAACTACAAATTACAACAATCAGAACGGTAATCTAGGCGGTCTTTAATGGGTGTTGAGGATATAGAGCTTGACGTTGGGGGAGTCAAGTTTAAAGGTGTTTACATAGCGATATTGATGTCTTTTGCTACAACCATCGGCGGTGGCATATGGGCCGCTAGTGAGTTTGTCAGTCGAATAGATAACTTAGAGGCAAGTGTTGCAAGTTTGTCTAGCAGTATTCCAGACATTGGCCCTATGCAAGAGCAAATCATTGCGATAGAAACAAAGATTACAGACAACGATCTGGGTCACTTGCAGGGTAAGTTGGCTGAACTATCTACATTGCTGGATAATATAAAAGAAAGGCAACAGGAAGTCTTGGACAATGCTGCGGCATCTACTGCTAAAGTAAACAGCATGGAGAAAGACTGGATAGAGATTAGGAACGAGTACAAGGCTATGGCAGATGCTATAAAAGGCTTTGAGGACGCTGTAGGTAAATTTAAAACTGAGATAGATGATCTGTGGAAAGGACTGGATGCAGCATCATCGCCATTAGGATAATCTAGGATAATACTATGAAGATAATTAATAAGATCAAAGAAGCTGTAAAGAAGTTAATCAATAAAGTTAAGGACCTGTTTAAGAAGTTAAAAGTCCTAACAGTAGAGTCAAGAAGCTAGAATGGATATAGGTCGATACCCTATCGTAAGGGTAACCTGGCGAGATGCTCAGGAAAGCGAGCAGGGTTGGCTAGACATAGAAGACTGTAAGAAAACACCTATGGCTATATGTTATACTGTAGGTTGGTTGGTGGAGCATAACGATGATACTATCATTCTAATGACTTCTGCTGCTAAGTGCATGACTGAAGAAGAAGTAACACAAGGGGGTGGCTGTACGGCTATTCCTACGGACTGGGCCACTAAGATAGATTATTTGTTCCCAGAACCAAGAAAAGTGAAGTCAATTGAAGAATTATAGTCTATACTTTGTTTAACAGAATATGCCAGTGGGTAGGCATCCCTCCAGAGCTGCACCGGCCAGCTTACTCCCACAGTCGGTACTTATTATGGGTAAAGGATCAAAGCCAAGACCAATGGAAGTCAGTCGTAAGGAGTTTAAAGAGAACTTCGATAAGATATTCTATAAGAAGAAAGACTCAGAGGTTAAGAAGAATAAGAATACTATCTTGCCGAGGAAGGCTACTTAGCAATATTCATAGAGGCTCTTTCTAGCCTTTTTACTACACCATCGTTAGGGTTATTAGACTTTCTTTTCTTATACTCTTTGTGGTCTAACAACTCTGTTGCAGCCTTCTCATACTTACCTTCGTTAAACAACTTAACCCATTTAGCAGTCTTACCGCTCTTGAGTCTTGTGTCACCACGATAGTGAGTTGACATAACAGCTTCTTGCTTTTCTAGGCTTAGGTCGTCAAAGCCAGGGAACATCTTCTTAGCTTCTTGTAGCTTATCGTCAAAGGCTTCTTTAAACGACATATCAATGTACTTGCCAGTCTGACCAACACCTGCTGTTTTGACGTTCTTCTTAGCAATACCAGAGTCAGCAGCGTCATCTTCATAGATACCATCAACAAACCCTTCTTCTACTACTACAGAGGCTTGTAGGGGCGTTAGATCGCCTTCTCGCTTAACTACCTCACCAATTGCATCAGCGCCGTAAAAGACTCTAGGTTTAGTTGCTTCACGAATCAAAGGCTGTGCTATCTGCTCAGCGACAACCTGCTCTTGAGGGTTCATCATCGCTACAGTTTGATTGACTAAATCAATGTCCATTATCGTTTTCCTGCTGGTGTAAAGTAGAACCCTATTATAGCGCCCAAAGTGGTAATCGAGACAAGGGAGATATGCCCTGTTGTGATTGAAGTTGTAATTCCCTGATCGACTGGCATCTTATAGAGACCCCACAAGATACTAATTTCTTGGGTTTGCTCAGGGGGGATAAATGTAATGAGTTCGACTGTGGGGTAGATTGTACAGAGGATTGAGATGGTTGCAAAATTGAGCATCCCGATAAGAGCAATAATCCTACGAGTAGTCCGAGTAAATATAGTCGCTTCCGGGTCATCGCTGGCATCTCCAAATATTGCCTTCTGGAACTCTATGTCTGCTTGTTTCATTTGAAGATCACGGATTAGCTCTCTCTTTGCTTCTGCTTCTTTAGCCTCGTTACGGCTCTGTACTGCACCGCCTAGTATCTTTAGCATGGAACCCATCCCTGTGGCTCCAAGCGTTGATAACAGCATGGTGATTAGACCAAACATTTATTGATCTTCTTCGTTCTGGCCTGCTGCGATGCTTCTTGATAAGGCTTTAGCTGTAATGCCACCTAGGCGATCTAAGTCTACGACAGGTATCTTTCCTCTTCTTGAAGCAATCTCTGCTGCATCCGCTAAGAGGTCATCAGATAGGTTAGGGTTAGTAATATACTCTAGCATACCCTCAGAATATTGCTTTCTAAGGTTTTCAGCAAAGTTGCTAACAGCTATACCAGCTTTACCCATACCAAGTGTTCTTGAAGAAGATAAAGGCTCAGTAGAAGAGAATACTTTTTCTAGCGGAGTGTTCTCTATTGAGCTTAAAACAACTCTTAACTGAGATGCTTTTATAGCGGCATCTGAGCTATCGTCTAGGTTTCTAATTAAATCGTCAAAGTCTTTGTCTGATTTAAGGAACTTTTGATAGAACTGAACTGCGCTTGGAGTTCTAGTGCCTGTTTCGGTGTCAATCAGAGTACCTTTTATGCCAGCAGTCTTGTTTTCTATGTTCTCTCTAATAATGTTTAGCTGAGCTTCTCTTCTCGCTACGGCATAAGGAGGAACCGCTGTATCAAGTACGTCAATCAGCTCTTTTCTGGCTTCTCTTAGGTTTCTAGCGCTAGTAGGTTTTGACTTATCTAGCACTCCTGCTCGCTCTCTTAAAAACTTCTGGAACGTATCAAGTCGAGCTAAAGAGTTTTCTGGTATCTTGGCTAACTCTGGTTTAAAGCCAGCATCTTTTAGCATCTTCTTATATTGAGAGCCAAGAACCATATCGCCTTCTACCTTTGATAACAGCTCATCAGGCATCTCTGTTCTTGCGATTAGGTCATAGCCTTCTTTTATTGCTGCCGCTCTAGCAGGGCTTTCTGGTGCTATGTCTTGTATTAACTTCTTGATTGAGGTATCAAGAGTCTTTTCTCTTTCTAACAGTTTGATCTGAAAGTTAAGGGCTGTATCTTTAGGCAAGCTAATTGTTTTTTCTAAATCTACAACTAATGGAAGTCTAGTTCTTTCCGCAGGGCTTAAAAATACACCAATGCCTTTTGCAGCTTTGTCAGAGGCTTCTAGGTCTGCTTTACTGACTAACTCAGATAAAGGCTCTGATATTGTAACTTTACCGCCTTTTTTGGTGAATCCGCTTATCAAGTCACCGCCTAAGTCAACAGCCTTAGACCCTACCGCAGTAGCACCACCAAATATTCCGCCACCAGCACTTGATAGTAAGATATTCTGTAATCGTTGGTCAGATGCCACATCAGCGCTATCGGTAGGCATTACAGCGCCACCAACAGCACCACCAGCCGCACCAGCAGCAAGTCTTCGCATGATACCGCCTACTACGCCGCCAGGAACAACCATAGTCGGCAATACTTCGCCAACTGTTTGAAATCCTTTGGTTATGCCCATCTGACCTATATCTGACTCAGCAAACTCTCTGCGTTGCTGACTAACATCTTCTGCAAACTGCTGTCTTGTCTCTGGCTCTACAATACCTGCAACATCACCGGCGGCTAAGCCAAGCTTTCCTATCTCCTGTGCAACGCTTCTAGCGCCTTGTGCAAGACCTACACCTGCTTGCTCCATGCCTGACGGAGCTTTCTCGCCTAACAAGAATGAGTCTTTGTCTACGCCTGACTCAAGAAAGTCAACACGCATCAAGTTTAACGCTCTGCGGTCTTCCATCTTAGCTCGTCTTACAGGGCTAAGGTTATCACGCTTCCAAAGCTCTAGCTCAGCAGGGCTAAACTGAACGTCTTGAACAGTCTCTCCAGTAAGCGGCTGATCTTCCATCTGCTGTCCGGGCATAGTAACCATGCCTCTGTTTACAGCTTCGTCAAACATAGCTCTCTGACGATCACTAAGCTGATCCTGCATCCCTCTATTTGCTGTTTCCTGCAAGATTTGTAAAGTTTCTTGTGCGCTTGCCATTATTTAGAATCCTTGTAATGTTTTAAGGAACTCATCATCAGATTGACCTTGATAAGGTGTTGCGATACGGCTAGGTACTTGCTGAGACTGCTTGTAAGAACCTTCAGGCATACCTGCTAACACCCTTCCTTGCTCTGATATTGGGGTAAACTCAACAAGGTCGTATGGCTTGCCTTTTGCTAGGGTTGTGCCAGGGAACGATTCAGCGGCAACACCCAGAGCATCGTTGTGTTGTTTTCTAAAGAAGTTTGCAGCTCTTCGTTTAGCATCAATAGCGTACCTAATAGTTTCTTCATCAAGCCGTATAGTACCGCCAGCAACTTGCCTTGCGAACTCAACGTCTTTATCCGATAAGCCTGTACCAGCACCAAGATCACCAGATCCTAATACATCAAGTACATTCTCGCCAAGAACTTGTTGCAAAGCTTCAGAGTCACTAATGTCTGATTTAAATGCTTTTACTCCAAATAAGTTAGCAAACTTTTTAAGACCAAGGATTGTTTCAGAACCAAATCCTGTTTCTGCGTTTGCAAGCGCTAACTCAGCTCTATCTGCCGATCTGAGCATATTATCTGTTTTTCTTGCATTCTCTCTAATGCCTTTAAAGTCGTCAGAAAAGAACTTAAAGTCATCGTTGCTTAATTCGCTTGTATTCAAAACATTGATCTGTTGTTGTAATATATCAGCCGCAGCTATAGACTCTGGAGTTCCTTGAGCCATCAAAGTATTTCTTTCGTTGACAAGCCTTAAAAGTGGAGATGTTGGTGCGGTCTTAGCCCTTGCCGCATCTCTTAATCTAGTTTCTTGTACAATCTCTTTTTGTAAGTCAAACTGCTCTTTAGTTTGTTGGCCTTGTAGTTGTAAGCTCTTTAGTTGAGATGCTGCTTGTGCTTGTTCTTGTTTTAATTCAGCGGCTCTTGATGCCTGTAAAGCACCTACACCTTGACCAAGTGATTCCGCTAGGCGAGCGGATAAGTCTTTAGTAGAGTCGCCCATAGCTAGTTTAAGTCCAGCATTAATCATAAACTGTCTTTGTGCTTCAGATGGGTCTTTAAAAAACTGCCCCATAGTTTGATTTTCTTGTAACAAACGAGACTCAGGGCGCTTAGCCGCTAGTGCAGAGTAATCAGTCAACGCATCTCTTTGTCTTTGCTGCAACTCCTGTTGCTGTTGCATTAACGCAGTAAGACGATCTATACCTTGAGGTTCTTGAGCTACCTGCAAAGGGTCAACGCTAGGCTGTGGAGTTACGCTAGGTCTAGTAAGCTCTTCAACTAATTGATCAAAATAACTTGCCATCTTATACTAATCCTGCCTCTGATAGTTTCTGGTACATTAAAGCCATCTCTTCTTCTTCCATAGACCGCTTTGACTCATCAAATAAGCCTTTAGATACAAACCTAGGACCGCTATCCATTCCGATAGACTCTTCGATAGTTGGTACATTGCCA